TTATGCAAGTTAACAGCTTACCCGGTAAGTGTATTGACTTTAGCCACACCGGTGCTTCATACGGTGAAAATGGTTGGTCAGTAGTAACTGACAGTGGTACATTATATGTTGGTGGTTATGACGGTTGGAATCAATCCGGATTCGATCAAGGAGGTCATCATGGCTTCTGGAGATATCAGTACATATTAGGAGGACAGGCTTAATGTTTACAATAGATAAGATATATAAATATGCCCTAACAGGCAAAACTGAAGCTTGGGGAGTCGGTCTATCCGACCCCGGCGGCAGTAAAAAGTGGGAAAAAATCGGACCTGACGTTGTTATTGCAGAGAAAGATTTTGACCCAAGTAAAATAGTTAATGATACATGTACGTTAACTGAAATAACAGACGCAGATGAACTAGCTGCTGTTAAAACAAGATGGAATATATCGTAATACCGTTTGCAGAAATACCAGATTTTGAAACGATAGAAACGATAGAGATACCATTGCCGAGTGCAGACGTACCTTTTTATAAACCTATGGTTGTACCTCCGAGTGATCTTAAAGAACCGGAGGAAACAAAACCTATAGAAACAGAGGAACCGCCTGCACCTACACTAAATTTACCACCCTTACCACCTATACCTATACCACCGGCTGAAGTATTAGTTACTACAACTGTGGCAGCTGTTACAGCAGTAGCGGCTACAACTGTTGCACAGCCAGTTATAGAACAAATTAAGAAACGATTACAGAAGTTCCTACAAGGTAAGATAAATAAATGGAAACAAAACCGCCAGAAAAAAAGGGACTCTTCACTAAGCTCAAAGAAAACGTAGACGATCATGATGAACAGATGGCTATACTAGGTGCAGCAGTGCGTCTAGGCGTAGTTATCTGGTCAGGATTTATTATTACGTTAAATTATGTTGAGCTGCCTATGGTAAAGAAATCCAATGCTTCGGCAGATATCACTTTCGTCGCTTCGATTTTTACGGGTGCACTAGCCACTTTCGGCTTGTCTACTGGTAACGGCAAGAAGACGGACAAGAAGGAACCCACAACACCAAAGAAATGAAAAAATGGATTCTTCTCTTAGCATTGTTGTCACCCGCAATAGCAAGAGCCAACACTGTAACGCCTCAGTTTACAACAGGGTCGATGCAGTCAACGACAACAACATCTCAAACAATAACAGAAGAGATAGTACACGATGTAAAAGGTGCGGCAGTAGAAACCTACACCGGCACAAACATCACAGTTGGCGGAACTGGAGGCATTGGTTCAGACAGTGCTACTTATACGCCAACAACAAACGCAACAAGTTGGGATTTATCAATAACAACAAGGGAAGCGGGAACAATAGAAACAATAACAATAGACAGAGTAATAGAAACAGAATCTACTACCAACTCTTACTCTATCTTTGCACAATAGGTACGCCTGTATTTGCTGAAGATACGAATGTTAGCAATCCTGTAGCAGCAGCAACTGGTAACGTAACCAACCAAGCTGTTCAGTTTCAGAACAACGGAGCACAAAGTAGACAATATTATGGAGGTAACATAAGCTGTAATGGTAGTACTATGACATTTCAACCTTTTTATATGGGTAATCATAGTAAACCATTTGACGAGTTTATGCAACCTTCTGGTTACACACTAGCCGAGAACTGGGGATTCCAGATTAACTTTATGGTTCCTCTAGATAAGTCAGGCTATAAACAATGTAAAGAAATGGCAGAGATGAAATATAACACTATGAAGTTAGAGTATGAAATTACACGAGCTTCTAAGTGTGCAGACTTACAGCGTAAGGGTTTTACATATAGACCCGGAACTGAAATGTCAAAAGTCTGTCAGGACATAGTACCTATATCATCTTTACAACCACCTAAGAAAAAGAAATTTTGGCAAAAATGAGTACATTATCAGATCAAATAGCAGCAAGAGCTGTGAAAAAGCCTAAGAAAAAGGCTGCAAAGCGAGACGAGAACGGACGCTATGTTAAACAAGAATCAGGAGAAGAGTAATGTTAGCACTATTAAAACCAATCGTATTAGCTTTCTTGAAAAGCGAAAAATTTAAAGTATTTGTTGTAGACCTACTAGAAAAGTTAGTCGAGCAAACAGATAACGAGCTTGATGACAGAGCTCTACAAATTGTTAAAAAAGGACTTGACATAGAATAATGGAACAACTAAAGAAACTACCCAGAAAAGCAACAGAAGACAGTTTTAACGAGCTACACTACCTTGTTACAGAAGACTTCTTGCGTAGAATAAAGAGTGGAGAAGCTACAACACAAGATTTAAAAGCAGCTTGCGACTGGTTAAAAACCAATGATATAACAGGCGTTGCCTTCGAGGGTAGTCCTTTAGACAAGCTTCACAAGATCATTCCTACCGTAGACCCTTCACTCGTTAAGAGGAAAGTATATGGCAAAAACTTCTGAATACTACAAGAAGAATCCTAAAGCTAGGAAGAAACGCCTTAAACAACAGGCTAGATACAACAAAACACCTAAAGGTTTATCAATTAGAGTCAATGCAAACAAACTTAATAGAAAACTTGGAACATATGGCAACCGTGACGGAATGGATGCCGCCCATTATAAGGGTAGTAAAACCAAGGGCAGAAAACAAAAGCCATCTATCA